GAGAATCTGGCACCATTTCCTCGATTCTCGCGGCTGTGACTGGTTCAAGCGTCCAGAGGTTCGCGGATTGCAGGGCGCAGTGGTAGTATTGAAGTGCGCGGGAGAGCGGTAGCTTCCAGAGGATGAATTCCTCACTCCAGCCGGTCTCCTTGGCGAGCATGTAGACCACGCTGGCGCACCAACCGGGGCTCAGGACTTTCCCGGCGGCGTTTCCTCTTCGCTCTTGTACTTTGATTCGACGCGGATCTCGTTGGCCGCGATCTGTTTGCCGATGCGCTCGATCTCGGTGATGATTTCGGGCAGGCGGTGAAATTCGATGCCGAGCGCGTAGACCAGTGCCGCTTTTCCGGCGGTGTTGTTGGCGATCGCTTCGGCGACCTCATCGACGGGCGCAGACTGCATCCACACGAAGGAGTTGATCTGCCGTTGCAGCTCGATCTCGCTGACGCTATCGCCATAGATCATCGAGATGTTGAGCAGGTCGGCAATCTGGCGCGAGCCAATGGAAAATGGCCGCATCTTGATGCCGCCGATGGTTTTACTTTCGCTCTCGATCATTCCGAGCGCGATCATTTGATCTCTGGTTTCCATGATTTTAGAATATCGAAAGGATCTTTTCGCGAATGCTCTTACTCTCCGGGTCGTTTCCTGACGGAACAACAGCCGTGCGATTGCCTTTTCGCAGCAAGTACATGGGCAGCATGTTTTTGATTTTATCCACAAGCCCTCGCTTGTTTTCATCGAATCCACTCATGTACGAAATCGGATGATTTGGATTGGCTTCGCACCATTCCCGCGAAAGAAATCTTTTCCTGAACTCCATAATTGTGATTTCTTCCTCCTTTGGAATTGGGATGAACTTCACGGTTTTTGCCCCATTCATCATCCATGTGACAGTGCGCTTGGGCTTTCCGCCGACATCTTCGATCGTGTCGGAGAAGGCTTTTTGAGTAGCGAACTCGCTCCCTGAAGTGAGCGCGCCTGCAACCATTGAAGTGTTGCGGCTCTCGACGGGTGGGGTATCGTAGTCGCGCACGATGGCGACCGTGGATCCTTGTCTCATGGTTGATTTTGGGTGGCTCTTACGAGCCGGTTATTGGACGATCGGTTCCGCTTCCGGGAAAACGGTGCCGCTGATCTCGAACTCGTTGAAATCGTCGTTTTTCTCGCTCAGTTTCACCGAGGTAATGACGGTCACACCGCCAGTCGGGATGTAGTCGGGGATAAAGCTCGAAGCGCTGGTATCACCTGCTTCGATGCTGGTCGTGCCTCGGCCTTTGACCGTGAACTCGTAGGTGGGATCGAAAGTCTTGGCCGCGCCAAATCCACCCTCGGTGGACATGATCATCTTCGACTCCATGTTCTTGGTCGACTCGACGCTCTCGATCAGTTCGGCGGATACCGACTGAACTCCGATTTTGTTAAAAGTGATTGCCATGGCTTTGAAAAATTAGATTTCGTCGTAGATGGTCGCTTGGATCTCGAACTCTGGAAAATCCTCGTTGCTCTCGCTTTGCTTGACCGATGTGATCATCGCCACTCCTTTTGCAACGGTGCCGGGTACGACTGCTTCGATGTCGGCATCGCCCTTGCCAGTGATTGTGACATTGCGCGTGATGAGCTTGCGCGGGCCGGCAAAGACGGTGACGCCTTGCTCGTCGCGGATGGTTGCGACCTCGACCGATGAGTCCTTGCTCGACTCGCTCACATGCCCTTCATTGGGCGAAAGGTTGTAGGTGTTGGTAACTCCGAATGTAGCGGCCATGATACACCCGCGTGGGTGTCAACTTCACAAGCGGGTGACGCCGATCAATGCCTCGATCGAGGTGACCCAGCGGCCATCGTCTGACACACCTGCGTTGTGATTGGTGATGTGGAATCCGCGCACCTCGATGGCGGTGATGCCGAGGCTCTGGGCTGAAGGCAGCGGTTCGGTGAAGGCGTCTCTCACATCATCCACAATGTCCATGTGGGCGCTGCGGGTGCTGGCATCTGCCGGTGACGAAATGGAAACCTTGATCGTGGCTTTGTAGAGGCTGCCGACGACGCCTTCCACCTGGTCAGCGAGTACCAGAACGGCGTGCGATTCTGGCGTGCGGACATCCGAGCTGGTGCCGGTGAATACCTCGACATTTTGGCCGAGGTTGCCGACAAGCTCGGCGAGATAATCTTCGATGTGTTGGTTCATGGTGATTAACGGCGGGCAACTCGGTATTCGATGACGCCAGCACCGGGCTTGAGCATGATCTCTTCGACCTTGTAGCGCAGATCGCCGATGGTCATGGCGCTGTTCTGCGCCGGTGCTGGATCTGGTAGGTGTGCGACCAGCATGCGGACGCTGAGTGATCCGTCCTGGGAGAATCCTCCTTCTTCCAAATCGATCTGGACGCCACCCATCGAGATCGCGGCGACATACTCCTCTTCACCGATGGTGATTGGTACGCCGATGTCATCGAGGATCGATGCGAATGCCTCGGCGGCGGCTTCTTGAATTAGGTTCACGCTTCACGCGCGGCGTCAAAAAAAGCCCCACCCGGAAATTTCCAGATGGGGCTTTCTCCTTAGACGCTACCAATGAAACAAATTACTTCTTGGCCTTCTTCGGCTCGGGGGCCTCTGCGGCTTCCGGCTCGATCGGCTCGATCACTGCGGCGGCTGCTTTTTTCGCATACCGCTTGAGCGTGTCGCCATTCGACCAGATTTGCACCTCATCAGCACCACCGAAATCGCCGGTCACTTTCGCGGCCTTGAAATCGGCAAGCTGGTCGGCCAGCGTCACACTCGGAAGGTGCTTGACCTTCCAAGTGTCGCCATTGCGGGTTAGTGTGATGGCGCGGCGCATGATTAGGCGGAGACGATCCGTTTGAGGGCTGCGGCGTGGCCGAGGGCGAAACCATAGTTGACCTCGATGACCGATTTCTCGGTGTCGGTGTCAGGGTCACCCCATGAGCGGTACTCGATGGTGAGGCCGGTCTCTGGGTCGGTGACGGTCTCGTAGTTGGTGAGGCTGGCGCGGACACCCGAGGAAGGAGTCACGGGCGAGAATGCCACGAGGATCGCTTCTGGGAGTGCCACCATGCCGACGAGGTTCTGCGAGTTGCCGGGGATGAGGTTGGTGCCGATGACATTGAAGCCAGCGATGCTTGGAAGCAGGCCGTTTTGGATCGCCGAGGCGGTGCCAACTGCGGCTGCGTTCTTGATGCCGGCGTCCTTGAGCAGCGCGCCTTCGTAGGCGTTGTCGAGGATCATCGTGCGGCTCGATTTTGCCCACTTGGCTTGGTCGAGTGCGGTCTTGATGGTGATGACATCATCCGAATCAAACGCGGAGGCCGCGCTGGTGAGGACGGGTGCGCCGTAGTTGGCGGTCGTCACAACACTGAGGATGTCCTTGATGATGTCTTCGGCGAGCTTGCGACCCTTCAGGAAACCGAGTTGCTCGGGGTTGAAGTAGGGTTGACGAGCGAGTTCGCTGGAGGTGAAGGAAAGCGCTTGATACTTGCGCTTGTTGACGGTGATTTCGCGGCTGTTGATCGCATTCGTGTCGCTGAATGCGTAGGTGCCGTTGAAATCGACGGTTGCGTCCGTTGCCAATGGGAAGAAAGGCACGGAAACTTTGTCAGTGCCTTGAAGCGGGACCGAGTTGTACACGGTGCTGAAGGCATTGATGGGAAGAAGCGCCTCGCGAAGTGCAACAAGCGCACTGTCGAGGACGACATTCAGTTTGAGTTCATTGCTGATGGTGGTTGCCATGATGATTGGATGAGTTCGTTGTGGTTAGTTCGGGTTGGTTTTTGGTTTCAAAGTTTGGCCGCGTGGGCTTCGAGTTCCTTGCGGTGAGCCCTGAAAATTCGGGTTTTCTCTGCGCCAGTAGCGGTCTTCCACTGGTCGTAGATGCTCTCGCTGCTCTGTGCGTCCGGTGAGACATTCACGGGTGCGCTGGAGCTACGGGCGGCGATGGCGGCGGCCTTGGCGGCGACTGCCTCGTCGATGGAAAGTTGATTGGCCTTCAGTGCGGCGATCTCGCCTTGCAGCGATGCCAGAGTTGCCTTGAGGTCGCCGATGATTTCGGTGGCCGACTCTTCCTTCGGCTCCTCAGCAGGCGCGCTTTCGGTTTCTCCTTCTGGTGCGGATTCAGGAGCTGCCTCTTGCTCACCTTCCGGTGCGGATGGGGCGGCTTCGTTGGCGATTTCCGCAACAACGGTCTCGACCGATGCGACGACTTCTTCGGATGGGGTGCTGGCGACTTGTTCGCTCATGCCATCTTCCGCAGTGTCAACTGCGCGAAGCGGAGAGGATCCGGCTTTGCCTGCTTGCGAAGCACTGCGCACCACGGTGGCGAGGCCAAGCGACTCGGCCTGCGGGCCGTAGAATGTCTGCCCTTGCATCGCCTCGGCGGGGATCTTGCGACCTTGGCGAGTGACGGCGGATTTGAACTCGCCGAAGACTTGATCGATGCGCTCTTGGATCAACTCGCGTTGCGACTCGGTGAGCGAGGTGCCAGGGAAACCGGCGGCTTTGAACTTGCCGGTGGTGAAAAGCTCGACCTTCACGCCGAGCATCTCGGCGCGTTTGCTTTGGTCGATGTGCGGGACCATCACTCCTATGGATCCGACCGATGCCGAGCGCGTCATCGAGACGCTGGTGGCTTGCGATCCGAGCCAGTAGGCGGCGGATGCCATCGTACCGGAGGTGTGCGCACGCACCGGCTTGACCTTACTGGCTTCGTAAATCGCATCGGCAGCCTCGGGGGTGCCGCGAACGGTTCCGCCAGGAGAGTCGATGTTGAGGACGATCGATGTGACCGCTGGATCAGCGGCCGCGCTTTCAACGGTGGAGCGAACTTCATCGAGACTCGTCGCACCGAGCATCACGCGATCGAACTCGTCGGTGGTCGGAAGGAGCGGACCAGTGATCGAGATTGTGGCGACGCCATCGGCGACGCTCATGATCGACTGCGGTGCCTCGCTCTGCGGCAGGGTGAAGAGTTTGCCGGCGGCCATGTCCATGGCCAAACCGATGATGCCGTCCATTGCCTCCGGGGCGATGGCCCACGGCTCCTGTGTCAAAATGAGATCGCGTGCGTTCACGCGATGCGTGGGGTGTCAATTCCCCATCACTTCGCAGGCCCGGTCGGCGCTTCGACCGGCGGGGTGGCAACTCCCGATGCGAACAGCATCTGAAGTGGGATGTCGTATTTCTTGGCGAGTTCTTGAAGGTGCGCGATGTCGCGTGCGCGGCGTTCGGCCTCCTCCTCAAAGTCCATGCCCAGCTCGGCGAAGTGATCGGAGAGAGTTTTGAGACCGGCCTTCACATCCTCGCGGTTTTGCAGCGACTCCCGACCGGCATCGACTGTCACCCTGCGTGGTGTGACCACGGATATTTTCCACCATCCTGCAATCAGCGGGATCTCGCCACGAGTGATGGCATCGCCGATGACGAACTTCCAGACGGGCGTGAGAAAGCGGCGGATGAGGATGTTTTGGCGGTGAGAGAATCGGCGATCGGCCTTGGCAACCACCATGCGGACGCCAGCGCCGCCGATCTTGCTTGAATCTGCGGTGAACTCGTATGGGACAACACCGAGCGCCGAATCGCGGCGGAGGTGATCGAGGAATCCGGTAAAGGTGGGCGATGGGCGGTTGGACTCGAAGGGCTTGAGTTCTTCGCCCGGCTTGAGCGCGACCCACTTGCCGCCGACGATTCTCTGCAGTGCAGTCGGGTCGCTGTGTGGATTGTCTTCGGCCTTGCCAGAGTCAATATCCAGTCCGCCAAAGCCATCATTGCTGTCGATCTCGCCATTCTGCGTGGTAATCGCGAACGATTTGTCGGCATGATCCTTGAGCGCGTGCTTTTCGAGCGCCAAAAGCTCCATCTCATCCCGGATGTGATTGATCGAATGCGCCAGTGATGGCACGCCGCGAGCCGATGATGCGCGCTCTGGATCGAAGATATGGAGCACCGAGTAGGCCGGCAGCTCGATGAAAGTGCCATCATCCTGCTTCACGCTATACGAAACTGGGCGGCCATAGCCGTCGAAACGGATGCCATCGACCGTGCCATCGTTGTTCCCGCCGCTCACGCGGTGACTTTCGATGAGTTGGATGACCGGCCGCCCTTCGACGCGGGTGAGATGGACAAAAATATCACCGTCTTCGTCGATCGCGCGGCAGATAAGCATTTCGCACTCGGAGAGGGAGAATCGTCCCGTCACCTCGCACTGATTTGACCATTCCTCCCAGTAGTCGAGCGCGCCGGCAATCCATTCGCGGTCTTCGGTCTTTGGCTGAATCTTGAGACCATCGCCGACCGAGTAGACGGCCATGTCGAAGACCATTTCGCGGGCGAACCCGCTGTTTTTCATCAGATACCGGCTGCCCTTGATGAGTTCGTTGCGTACCAGTGGCGTTGCCTCCTTGCGGTGGTCTTGCGGAGCTGCGGCGGGCAGGCGCTGGCGAACGGGCGATGGGTTGACGCTCTCATACGGCGACCATCCGAAGGCTAAAGCGGCGGACTTGGTGATTTTTTGCAGCAGGTTCATGTTAGAAATTACCGGCAGTTGACTGACAGGTGCGGCGGGTCTTGCCGTAGGTGATCGGGTCGAGCTTGCGGAGAGCGTGCTGGCAGGCCGCGATGATCTCTTTCGTGTCATCGAGGCGCTTGTAAGTGATCTGCGATCCCGACTCTTGGAAGCTGATCATCAGCTTCTTGAGTGTCTTTTTGTTCTCTTCGAGGATCTCAACCACTTCTTCAGTGGAAAATCCTGTCGTCATGTCGAGGGCCGCCATGCCCTCTGACAAGTTGTCAATCTTCGGCGGCTTCCTGCTCGGTCTCGCGGCCAAGGATTTTGAGCATGAAGGCAAACACGGTCGCCATCGCCTCGCAGTCG